CTTGTTCTTTTAACATTAAAAGTTGAGATTCAGATGGTTCAATTTTTATATATACATTTCTATATTTAAATTTTTTCTTACTGTATGTTTCATAGTATGGTATAATGTCATCATCTTCCGCATTCATGTTTATACCATATGTCAAATCTTCAGGTTGTATACTATCTGTAAAGTCGTTATCTCTTTGAGAATAAGATACTACATCAGTTCCTTTAGTAACATTTTTAATTTTTCTTTCAAATTGAGGTAACATATTTATGAGTCTAGACCTAGATATATTTTTTCTTATTTGAATAAAGTTTGCATCTCTAAATAAAAAATCTCTACTAGCAGGGTCTACAAATACATCATAAGGGTCAAGTCTTTTAAAACAAACTTCACCTACACCTCTATCAGCATCTTTATCAATATCTACAAGAAAATATCCTAATCCTTTTGTTAAAGAATCTAATATTACTTGACTATATAAAGATTTACCATTTGATAAATACCAACAATAATCTGCAATATCAGCATGCACTTGCGCAACATCTGTATCATCTCCAGTTGCTCCTACTGCTTTCCATTTAGGGTCGTTAGCAGTAACAAAGTATTTCATTATTTCTATAATAGGAGTTATTCTATTTATAGTAAATGTTGGCATTCCAGATTCTTCCAACATTGTAAGTTCTTCTTTTGTAAGTTGTTCGTTTAAATAAAAATCATATCCTTTTTGACTTGTTGTTTGCCATCTTTGCCTATGGGAATTATTTACTTTATCCCATATTTGTTTGTTTATATGAGCTTTATTTTTTTTAGTTTCTCTTGCCACTATCTAACCTCTACATGGACTAAATCATCAAATGAATTATCTTTTGTTTGACCATCAGAATCCCAATCGCCGCCCCAACGAACATTAACATTTAATTGTTTTGCTATACCTCGAATCATTCCACCCATATAATGAAATCTATCTCTATCATTCCAATCTATTGGGTAAGGTGCTAAGTCTATTGCTTTTCCTAATTGATGCATTCCTTTTTTAGTAATACCATCAATTTTACTTTTACCTTTTTTAAAATATTCTTGTTGTTTTTCTTCAGAACGAACACCTTCTATAATGGTACAATCCATGATTTTAATAAGTTCGTTTAAAACATTTACAAGTTTTGTGTCTACTCCCTTTAATCGTTCTTTTGACCTTTTTCCAAATTTAGGCATATATACTCCTTATGATACTAACCAACTTTTTGCTTTTCTTTTAGGCTTAAACCAAGAACTTTTTTCTTTATTTTTTCTCATATTAGGAGGAAATGCATGAATTTGTGCGTAATAAAGTGATTCAATAGTATCATCATGTGCCATACGAGGCCCAAATGTTATAATCTCCCTGTGAAGATCGTACATCTCCTTCTTTAGATGGA